CGGCTTTCTGGTGTTCTGCCACACCGACTGCGAGGGCGACATCCGCGATCTGCCGAACTTCGTGCCGGTCGCCAAGTACGCCAGCCGCGCGGCAATCAACGAGAACGAAATCGGATCGTGCGAGCGTTTCCGCTTCATCGTGTCGCCAGAACTGGCGGCTTACCCTGATGCGGGCGCGTCCGTCGGCTCCACCGACCTGTACTCGACCACTGGCTCGACCATCGACGTGTATCCGATGATCGTGGTCGGCGCCGACGGTGCGTTCGACGTTGCCCTGCGCGGCGAGAAGGCGGTCGACCCGACCCACATCCCGCACACCCAAAAGGACAAGTCCGATCCGCTGGGTCAACGTGGCTACGTCGGCGTGACCTTCTGGTCTGCCGTGCTGGTGGCCAACAACGGCTGGATGGCCGTGGCGGAGGTTGGCTCGACAAACACGTCGAACTGACCTGACAACAATCCAATAGGGTCGCCTTAACCGGCGGCCCGCCTCTCACACTTTGCAAAGGAATCATCATGGCTAACAACACAGCTTTTACCAACACTGCCACCCAATCGGGCGATGCCCCCATGCAGGCCAGCGGTCGCGTCACCTACCCGGCGACATCCATCACCGCTGCCGATTATTCGGTTTACGAAGTGGGCTTCACGCCGCGCTATGTCGACTGGGCGAACAACACATCGCGCATTCGCATCGAGTGGTACGAAGGCATGGCCGCGGATACCTGCCTCAAGACGGCGGCTGCCGGCACGCGCACGATCGAGACGACCAACAAGGGCATCACGATCTGCGACTCCGATGGGACTGCCAACGTCAACGGTCGCTATTTCAAGGTATCGCAAAACGCCACCCTGGCCGCGATCCTCGCCAGCGAGGTTTGCAACTGGCGCGCAGTAGGCTAAACCGGCTTCATTCCGAAACCAAGCGGCTCCTTCGGGGGCTGCTTCAAAACCTTAAAAGGAAAAACCATGCTCAACCAAAAACTTGGCCGTGTCAGTGTCGATACCGAACTGGCACTTGGTCGTCGCGCCTTTGTTCGTGGCGGCGGACGCGGTAATGTCATTCCCCTGCGTGGGCTGGCGCTTCGCCCGCAGGTCGCACCGGCCACAGCCACCACGGCTGCCACGCTGACCATTTCGCAACTATTGACCGGCATCCTCAATGCCACGCCAACAGCCACCGGTGCCACAGTCGCCTACACGCTGCCCACCGGTGCGGCAATCGACTCAGCCGTGGACATGAACGTGAATGACTCGTTTGATTGGGTCGTCATCAACAATGCCCTGGCCGCAGCCGACACCATCACGATTACTGCTACGACGGGTCATACCATCGTGGGCGGCCCGATCGTGCAATCGCTGCATGTGACCACCGGCGGCATCACCGGCTATTCGGCCACGTTCCGCACTCGCAAATCGGCTGCTGACACGTTCGTGACGTACCGCGTCGGCTGATTACCCATTCACCCACCCGGCCCCGCTTCGGCGGGGTCTTTTCATTTGGAGAACTGTAATGCCAAGAGGCGTACCTAATGACACCCGCGTGCCCAACGTGGCACCGCAAAAGACGTTCGAGCCAATGGAAGAAACCATTGGGCAGGACGTGCCGCGCGCAATGAAGTCAACCGGACCGGCCAAGGATGCGCTGGAACCGGCGCTGATCGTGCCGGTTGATCGTCCGGTCGACCAGGAAAAACTGCAAATGCTGGCGTTCATGGAAATGCCGGTCGAAGTGCAGATCCACACGACCAGCGACAAGACCGCCGAGCAGGTATTCGAAATCTTCAATAACAACCAGCGCGAAGTGTTCCGGCGCGGGGAAACCAAGACGGTCAAACGCAAGTTCGTCAATGAGCTGGCGACCCGCAAAGTGACCACGTTCACGCAGGAGCGCCAGCGCGGACCGGACGGCGTGATGTTCGACCTTCAAAAGCCATCGACTGCCCTGCGGTATCCGTTCTCAGTGCTGTCCGACCCGCACCCGCGCGGCAGCGATTGGCTGCGTGCCGTCTTGAACCAGGCGTGACATGACCTATCTCGAATTGTGCCAATCGCTGCGCCAGGAAGTCGGCATTGCCGGCACTGGCCCGGCGACCGTGACCAGCCAAACCGGCGAAATGCAGCGGGTTGTCGATTGGGTGGCCGGCGCATACCGGGAATTGCAGAACCGTCGGCGCAACTGGAATTTCCTGCGCGCCGACTTTTCGTTGACGCTTTCTGCCGCCACGCAGGAATACAGCCTGGCTACCTTGTCACTCACTGAGTTGGCATCGTGGGAAACCTGCGATGTGCGAGTCTACCTGACCGACACCGCCAACGAAATGCACCTGACGTATTACCCGTGGCCGGACTTCAAGCGCATGTTCCTGTTCAGTACCAGCCGCACGACGACGGGTCGGCCAACGCATTTCACGATCAAGCCGGACAAGTCGATCGTGTTCTATCCGGTTCCCGACGACGCCTATACCGTCGTGGGCGAGTACTTCAAGCGCGCGCAAGTCTTGGCCGCTGATGCGGATGAGCCGCTGCTGCCTGAGCAGTACCACATGCTGATCGTGTGGCAGGCGATTGTGTCCTACGCCGTGTATGAGGCGGCGCCCGAAGTGTACGCCGGCGCCAAGGAAAAGATTCGGCTGTACCTGCCGCAACTGGAGTCCGACTCCACCCCGACAATCACGATGGCGGGCGCACTGGCATGAGGAAGTTGCCGGCTCCGCAAGTCACGACCAGATTTTTGCCGTTCAGTGGCGGGCTGGATGTCGTCACGCCGGCACTGTCGATCCCGTCGGGGTTCCTGCGCGAGTCGCAAAACGCCGAGATCGACATCAACGGCGGCTATGCGACCTCGATGGGGTACGAGCGCTTCGACGGCCAGGCCAAACCGTCCGCGGCCAGTTACGCGGTCCTGACGGTCAACATTACCGGCACCGTCGCCTTGGGCGATGTACTGACCGATAACGCCGGCACCTCCTACGGCACGGTGATTGCGCTGCCTACCGGGCAAGCGATCCTGACCAAGATTACCGGCACGTTCTCCACTGGCAATATCAAAGTGGCCGGTGTCGTCGTGGGAACCTGTACCGATGCGCAAGTGGTGGACGGCGCCAGTACGGCGCTGCTGGGCGCGCAATACAAGAACCTGGCTGCCGACGTCTACCGCGCCGACATCGCGGCGATCCCCGGAACTGGGAACGTACTGGGCGTGTGGCAGTACAACGATGTTGTGTACGGATTCCGCGATGCGGCCGATGGCCTGACGGCGGCAATGTACAAGTCCACGGCATCCGGCTGGTCGCTGGTTGCCCTTGGGCGAGAACTGTCCTTCACTTCCGGCGGCACCTACACCATTGCCGAGGGCGATACGATCACCGGCGCGACGTCGGCAGCCACGGCAGTCGTCACGCGCGTGGTGCTCGAAACTGGCACGTTCGCAGGGGGCACGGCAGCCGGACGGCTGATCTTCGCTTCGCAAACCGGCGCGTTCGTGGCCGAAAACCTGAACGTCGGCGCCAACCTGAACGTGGCAACCGTTGCCAGTGACGCCAGCGCCATCACCTTTGCCGTACCTTCCGGGCGCTTTCGCTTCGTCAATTCGAACTTCGGCGGCGGCATCACGACCAAGCGCATGTACGGCGTGGACGGCAAGAACCGCGGCTTCGAGTTCGACGGCACGGTATTCGTGCCAATCGACACCGGCATGACCGCTGATGCACCGCAGCACATCTGCGCGCACAAGAGCCAATTGTTCTTCAGCTTCTACGGATCGGTGCAGCATTCAGCGCCAGGCTCGCCCTATATCTGGTCGCCGATCTTGGGTGCCAGTGAAATTGGCATGGGCGATACCGTGACCGGCTTCAGGGCGCAGGGCGGCTCCGAAACGGCCGGCGCGCTGTCGATCTTTACCCGCAATACCATCGGCATCTTGTACGGCAACGATTCCGGCGACTGGAATCTGGTCACTTACAAGGATGAAGCCGGCGCACTGGACGACACCATCCAGCAATTGAGCAGCACCATCATGTTCGATGACCGCGGCATTACCAGCCTGGCGGCATCGCAATCGTTCGGCAACTTCTCCGACGCGACCCTTTCGCAGCGGATCCAGACCTATCTGACCAGCCGGCGCAATTCGGCGACCGACTCCTGCATTGCCCGCGACAAGAACCAGTATCGGCTGTTCTTTGCCGACGGCAGCGCGATCTACGCGACCTTCCAGAACAAAAAGCTGCTGGGCATGATGCCGCAACTGTTCCCCGACGTCATGCGTTGCGTGTGTTCTTCCGAATTGAGCGATGGCACCGAGGCGATCTACGCCGGATCCGCCGACGGCATGGTGTACCAGCTCGAATCCGGCACCAGCTTCGACGGCGACGACATCGAGGGCTATTTGCATCTGGCGTTTGATCCAATGGGCAGCCCGCGCGTGACCAAGCGCTACCGGCGCGCGACCTTCGAAGTCCAGGGCGCCGGATATGCCGGCTTCAATTTCACCTACGAACTGGGTTACGGCTCCACTGAAGTCGAGCAACCCGGTGTACAGGCGGTCGTGACCGAATTGTCGTCGGTCGCATGGGACGGGTTCACTTGGGATTCATTCACTTGGGACGGACGCGCACTGACGCCATCCAGCGTGGATATGACTGGATCAGCGGAAAACGTGTCGCTGATGCTGAGTTGGAACGCAGATTATTACGCGCCGTTGAAGTTCAGCGGCGCCCTGATTGATTACTCCATTCGAAGGAAATTGCGCTGATGGCCAACGATTTCTACAGCAAGACCGGCACGCCAGGCACGCGCGCAACCGGATCGTCATCGGCCATCCGCGCCGAATTCGCCGCAGTCGAGGCTGGCTTTGACAAACTGCCAGACGTGACGGGTAACGGTGCATTGCCGGTATTCGTGAATGCGGGCGCAACGGCGCTGGAAGCGGTATCGGCATCCGCAGCGCGCACCAAGTTGGGCGTGGCCATCGGCACCGACGTGCAGGCATACGATGCAGACTTGACTGCCATTGCCGCGTTGACCAGTGCTGCCGACAAGATGCCGTACTCCACTGGGTCAAACACTTGGGCGCTAACCGCTATCACGGCAGCGGCGCGCACGTTGCTGGCAGACGCTTCGGCCAGCGCGCAGCGCACCACACTTGGCCTGGCCATTGGCACCAACGTCCAAGCCTATGACGCAGACCTGGCGGCCATCGCGGCGTTGACCAGCGCGGCAGATCGCCTGCCGTACTCCACCGGATCGGGAACATGGTCGCTGGCGACCTTCACGGCGTCCGGGCGGTCACTTGTTGCCGGCGCCAGCGCTTCGGCGCAGCGCACCACACTTGGCGCAGCAGCCAGCGGCGCGAACAGCGACATCACGTCACTGTCCGGCCTGGCCACGGCGCTATCAGTGGCGCAAGGCGGAACAGGTGGGGCGACGGCAGCCGATGCAAGGACGGCACTAGGCTTGGCCATCGGCACAAATGTCCAAGCCTACGATGCCGACCTTGACTCGTTCGCCGGCAAGACTGCGCCAGCGGGCGCGGTAGTTGGAACGACTGATACGCAAACACTGACGAACAAAGTAATCAGTGGCGCATCAAACACAATCACCGGCATATCCGATCCTTACGTCCTAATTCGAGATGAGCAAGCGTCCGGCACGCAGGGTGGCGCATCCTCTGCGAGCGCATGGCAGACCAGGGTGTTGAATACCGAGGTTGTTGATACGCAGGGAATAGCCGCACTTGCCAGTAATCGAATCACACTGTCCGCTGGGACATACCGCGTGAGGGCGAGGGCGCCAGCTCACAATTCTGCGGTTCACAAGATCATCTTAAAAAACATAACTGGCGCCGTAACTCTCGTAATCGGGTCGTCTGCGTATACCTCCACCACATCATCTGCGCAAACGGACGCGACCCTATCTGGACGGTTCACTATCGCAGCAGGGCAGTCGCTTGAACTACAGCACTTCACCTCCAATGCGGCACCCACAAACGGCCTTGGAGTAGGTACAACTTCTGGCGAAGTCGAAGTCTTTGCAGAGATCGAATTCTGGAAGGAACAGTGATGAGCCAACCGGAGAACCGCGTGCGCTTCGACAAGACCATCAACCTCGGCCACGTCCTGACCGTGAGCTCGTTTCTGATCGTCGCCGCCGTGCAGTGGAACATCCTCGACAAGCGCGTGCTCGTTCTTGAGGAATTCCGGATGGCCCAGCGCGAGCGTGACATGGCGCAGGATCAGATCGCAAAAGACAAGTTCGGTGAAGTGCGCGATGCGCTGGCCGACCTGCGACGCAGCGTCGAAAAAGTGGCTGATCGCGTCGGTGCCAGATGACTGCCGATGAATTGCGCCGCATCCTGCCGCAGTCGGCAAGCCGGGCTGACCTGTTCGCGGGCCCACTGACGGCGGCAATGGAAGAATTCGACATCAACACACCGGCGCGGCAAGCGTCGTTCCTGTCGCAGATCGGGCACGAATCCGGACAGTTGCGCTGGGTGCGCGAACTGGCCAGCGGCAAAGCCTACGAGGGGCGGCGCGACCTGGGCAATACCCAGCCGGGCGACGGTGTGCGCTACAAGGGCCGCGGTCTGGTGCAGATTACCGGCCGGGCGAACTATACCGCTTGCATGATGGCGCTGGACATTGATTGCGTCGAGCAGCCGGAATTGCTGGAGCAACCAATCAATGCCTGCCGGTCAGCGGCATGGTTCTGGAAATCGCATGGCCTGAATGAATTGGCCGACAAGGGTGACCAAGTGAAAGTGACCCGCCGGATCAATGGCGGAACGAATGGCCTGGCAGACCGCCTGGCGCTGTTTGAAAACGCACGGGAGGTACTGGCATGACACTCTATCTCTCGTTAGCCATCGCCGGCATTGCGCTGCAAGTCCTTGACTTCATCAGTACCCGGCAGGCGCTTGACCGTGGCGCGCTGGAAGGCAATCCACTCATCAATTCGTTGATGTCATCCATCGGCATCGTGCCGGCTCTGCTGGTGGCCAAGGTCATCGGCGCTCTGTCAGTCGCCCTACTGTACTGGCTGCATGACGATCCTGATCCATTCATCAGCGCCATCAGCAAAGTCGGCCTTGTCGGTGTGGTCATCCTCTACACGTTCATCGTTCGCAACAATTTCAAACTGGCGGGACGCTAAGTGTCATCAACCAACCGATGCAAATTTATGGATACCCACATGAACGACGGCTTCTCAGGGTCGGCCTTGATTGCCGCCATCATCAAATACGGGTTCGCGGCAGTGCTGGGCATGATCGGCGCGGCGCTGCTGTACATGGTCCTGCCGCCATTGACGCCGGACGGCAAGTTTGACCGGCGGGAATTTGCCTTACGCCTGTTTGCTGCCGGCGTCGTGTCGACCTTGTTTGGCGATTGGGTCATCAGCCTACTGATGGATTACACGCCACGGCTGCAAGCGCAGAACCATGCCGGCGCCGCCTACATGATGGTGGGCGCACCTGGCTGGTGGATTTCGCGGGCGATTGCGCTCTGGCTGCAAAACCGGCGCGGCAAGGACATCCAGCAAATTGTGCATGACGTGAGGAAAAGGAAATGACGACTGCC